CTACGAGACAAAAACTATTCAGTACAATCCTAGACTACTAGCTAGTAGAGGTAAGGCATTTAGTAAGGCCGCAATGCGTGAGGAAATTATCCACGCTGCAATGCACAAGGTAATTATGAAACGCAATCCTAAGCTGAGTGCTAAGGCTGCGTTTGAAAAGGCAATGTCATCAATAGGTTCTTCATTAACAGCGGAACAGAAATCATTGATGGAAGAAGCATACGGTGAATTAGGTAGTGATTTAAATTTTGGTGCTGAGTACACACGATTTGCTGTACAACATATCTTAGATGGTAAGACTACTGAAGGTACATTGTTCCGTGGTAAAGCATTTGAAAAAATACAGTCATTAATTAAGTCAGTACAATCATATGTTACTAGAATACTAGGGCCGGAACTCAAGACTAACGAAGAGGCCGCTTTCATAATTGCTGATACAATTAATTTATTAAGAGCTGCTGACCCGGATGCAAAGCCGGCACAACAAAAGATTGTAGAGCAAGCCGCAGCTGTAGTAGCTGGTACGAATCAGATAGATTCTGAACTAATGAATGACCCATTCATGTCAGAAGAACAGAGAGAAAAACAAAGAAGAAAGAACAGCAGAAATAGAAGTTTAAGAAGGGTATTCCAAACAGCTAGTTTATATTTCCAAGATATACATACAGAAATTGCAAGAGTTCTTAAAGTTTACTACAATAATATTGACCGAAGACAGCTCGAAGCTACACGTATGATTATTGGTTTTCAACGTGGCATAGCCGGAATAAAAAACAAGACAGATAAAGCACGACTCAAACAGTTACTTGCATTCAATCCACGTAAGAAGGATTTAAATGATGAAAGAACTCAGAAGTTATTAGATGAGCGTGATAAGCTGTTATTGAAATACAATTTATATAATGACTTCCATATGCAAGTACGTCCTCTATTAGAGAGACTACGTAACGATGCTATCTCTAAGAATATGGAGATTGGATATGTCTTTGAATACTTCCCACGTAGAGTAAGAGATTTAGCCGGGTTGATGAATCACTATGGTAAAGGATTACAAGAGGATTTTACTGATTATTTAAATGAACTAAATATAGAACGTGAAGCAAAGGGTGAGTTAAAACTAACTGATGCAGAAGTTGCTGCGGAGTTTGACAAGTACCTACGTGAGAAAAGATTTATTAATCCATCTCGTATACCGGGATACGTTAAGCAACGTGTAGCCGGAGAACTATCAGCAGAGGAATTGAAGTTCTATTATGAGCCCGAAGAAACTATTGGTATGTATGCTAATAGTATTATCGTGGCCAGTGAAACTGCTGACTTACTTGGACAGGGTGCAGTAAGGCCCACTAAAGTAAAAGACATTGATGGTGCAAGAATTGAAACACTTGATTTACAAGACCCAAGTGGTACACTAAATGCTAAGGTCGGTGAGCTTATCAATCGTGGAGAATTAGATAAGAAAAAAATACAAGACCTTGAGTACGGATTGAGTCAACTGTTTGGCCCAATGAGAAAATCAGAGAGTGCATTGGCTGAGTTTGGTAGAACATTTAGTTATGGTTCATTGTTAATTGACCCAACTACTACACTATCTCAGTTATACGATTTAGCATTCATAGCGTTAGACAATAATCTTATTGATGTAGCCAAAGCATTACTTGGAAAGAAAGAATTTAATTTAAGAATGGCTGGGATTGACCCGACCGCAATCAGTGCTGAGTTTGCACCCAACAATAAAGGAAAGAAAAAGTTTTTAAGTACAGCTGTAAGAAAAGGATTACTGCTATCCGGGTTTACGAGAATGGATGCATTACTAAAGGAAACAAACCTTACAGCTAACTATAGAAGATACAGAAGGTTAGCTAAGTTATCTCCTAATAGTGCTAAGTTTAAAAAGTTTCGGGCTGAGATGGAGTTTGCTGTAGGAAAAGATGCTGACCGAGTCATAGCTGATTTGAAAAATAATGTACACGATTCTCCGTATGTGCGTGAGGTTGTAGTAAGAAAGTTATTAGAGACTCAGCCAATTAATAGATTTGAAATGCCACTTGCTGTAAGCAATGACCCGAATATGCGGATGTGGTACACGATGAAATCATTTGTTATTAAACAAACTAATCTTGTTGGTAACAGAATGATTGCAAAGATAATTGCATATATGCGTGGGCAAGGTAGTAGAGATGAAGCACTCAAAGCTCTAATAGAATTAATTTACTTAATGACTTTATTCCAAATTGTAGGTATACCTGTTGACTTTATTAAGGATATGATTGCCGGCCGTGATGTATACCCGGATGACTACGTTGGTAATGCTTTCTTGAGAATGTTTGGTTTATCTAAATACAATCTATACCAAGCAGCAGAGGGTGACTTGCTCCAATCTACAGTTAACTATCTTGCACCTGTTCCGATTGCACAGGTATTCGCAATGGGTACAAGTGTTAGAGATGTTGCAACAGGTAAGGATACACCAGCGGAGTTTGAATTACTTAAATACCTACCAATGAATGATGTATGGTATAACAGATTCGGGCCGGGTGCTATTACTCAAGAAAAGAAGGCAGCCAAGAAAAGTGAGAAAGGTATCTTACCTTTGCTAGAACTATAACAAAAAACCTAGCCCTCAAAAGTAGATGAAAGAGGACTAGGCTTTTAGTTGTAACAAGAAGAAAGCCCCCGAAGGGAATCTTTCGCATTATATTATATATGAATACTTAATTCATTATGAATGATAAGTTGCTCTAAAATATTGCCGGGGAAAATAAATAAAAACCCGACAACGTTTATTAGATTGAATTAATATTTATTAATGTCAATACTTTATATAAATATTTTTTAATAAGTTGGCTCATTAATAGTTATGTTCATAACTGTATCTAGTAAGCGTTCAACTCTTTTGCGTAAGAACTCTTGTTTCTTCATGGCTTCTTTAGTTCGCTTGATGGCACAGGTTACGCTAGACCGTTCTCGTCTACCTATCTTGGCTATCTCATTGTGGCTTTTGCCGGTGGCTTCTAGTAAATAAAAGTAAACATCTCTAGCTTTTGCTACTGATTGTCTACCTCTAGTTTGTTGCTGAATATCTGTAGGACTTACCTCAAACATTTGTGCAACGTAATTTAATATATATCTTGAATTCATAATTGTTATTTAAACCTTCCTAAACAGTGGTAAAATTTTAAGTATCCTCCAACACCACGCTCACCTTCACGGTTCTTAGCTATGGTATATTGGAGTTCAGTGAATGGCCCTTTGGCATCCGAGGATTTGGCACCCTCGATGTCACCATTCTTTGGCCATAGTAAAAGGACAATGTCAGCATCGTTCTCGATGTCACCACTATCCTTGAGGTCATAAAGACTAAGACCTGTTTCTCGCTTTGCTCCTTCTCTATTTACTTGAGACAACAGTATTACACTTACATTTAATTCAAGTGCTAACTGCTTGACCTTGTGTGAGATGTCAGCAATACCTTCGGCCTTGCTCTTAGCTTTGGATGACCACGGTATAAGTTGTAGGTAGTCAATGACTACTAACTTTACTCCGTGTTTCTTCACATAGTTTCTAGCCTGGCTGATTACATCCTGTGGATTACGTGCTGTGTGAATACTATAGAAAGGTAACCCGGCAACCATATCGGTAGCCTCGTGTACTTTCTGTAGATTCTCGTCCGATATTACACGCTCCTGTATTTGCTTCAGATTTGCCCCGGAGATGGCTTGCACCATCCGCTTGATAATTTGCTTACGTGGCATCTCCAAAGAGAATACTAGGGTAGGTACAGCCTCTTTAAGCATAGCTTGTGTAGCTATATATAATGCTAGTGCTGACTTACCACAAGATGTGGGTGCAGATAGTGTTAGTACCTCGCCCGCTCCTATGCCTCCGCTGCCGAGCATTGAGTCAAGCTGTGGCAGATGGGTTCTTACCACATCATTCACATATTCTCCACTCATCATCGCAGCAAAATCTTCTTTCAGTTCATTAGCTGTGTCCTGGACTGCTTGTCCGCTGTCTGCTGTCTGACTGACTCTTGATGTCTGCTCTTCTACATCTGCTTTTATCTGCTGTGAGGTTGCAGTTTCGGCAGATGCATTCTCGGCACCGAGTATGTAGGCTCTTCGTAATCTTCTTAAGTGTGCTTTCTCTAATACAATATCAGTACAATGTTTGAGTTGCATTGAACTGTTACTCTTACTGAGTATGTCGATGATGCCCGTGACACCCTCGACTTCGTCAAGGCACTCGATTGACTTGAGATATTCCATGATGGTTATCTCGTCTATCGGTGTGCTAGTCTCGCTAAGATGGGCTACTGCTTTGAACAGTAGCCGGTGTCTTAGGAAATAGAAATCATCCTCAGTTAAGATGGAT